TACCAATGAAGGTTTATTTTATTTAAAAAAGAAGCGGGTTATTTAATAGTAGATACCGGAGTAAATACTGTTAAATGAAGCGGGTGGATATACGAAAGACGTCTAGCGCTAGACACCAATATCCAAAAACTAACCTAAAACATGTCATTAAAATAGCACTCTTGTATAATTTCATCATATTGAAGCATAAGGGGGGCAATGTCAAGTTTGTGTAATCTTTGATTAAATAGAATTTTTACCTTTTCGAACTCAGCTCTAGAATATTGGGCGTACTCTCTCAAAGTCACCTCACAATTCTGGCGCGTAGCTTCATCCTCACTGATAATTCCACTTTTTCTGATCCAATTTGGGATTTCATCTAAGGCTTGTTTTTCGAGAGGAGCCTTGATGATATTTCTATATTCGTTGTCTACTTTGAAGTATCTTTTAAGAAAAGTGACCTCGGATATATCTGCGAAGGGTTTGGTACAATGAAGCGTTGTTTTCTGTGGATCAGTAAATTCTAAACCACGTTTCAAAAACCAGTTTTGTAGTGTAATCATGTTATACCATTGTTGAAAATCGGGATGTACAGCAAGTAATATATCGTCACCATAAGGTAAGCAAAAACACTTTTTATCAAAGTCCTCGCATGAGACTCTGATCTTATTTTCCTCGGCAAGTCCAAGGAATGCAAGCAACATTAAGCATCGGTTATATTCGGTGTTAAAAGGTGCAGTTGAAGGAGAACCGCTTGGTTCACCTTTGAATAGTGAATAAATGGCGTCTTTCACTAAGACGTTAGCATGGATATGATCTTGTTTTAAGCACTCTATGCAGCCACGATGTGATTCTGGCATGCCATTCATTACATTCCAATCAGCAATTACATCAAAAAGCATTCCAAAAACTTGTGGAGACACCATACCATCAAATGCATGATGATCTCCGGCAATTATTTGACCTCCAAATTGTGTGAGTTTATGATACCACACAGCCCAGTCCATGGATGTACAATTTGTACCAACACCATGACCAATCTGGACACGATTGTGTCCTAAAGCAGCAATGAAATCAAGTAAATGTCTACGATGATGTAAGGTAAACTCTTTACTTCCAGCGGTAAAAACCCTAGGCTTGTTAATTTTAGCAAGGGGTCTGCGTTCATCTTTAAGAGTGGCAGTAAAAATCGTTGGATGATAAATACCTTGTTGGCCATCCCAGCAAAGCTTGTTTACATTTGCACGCAATGTTTCATCCGTGAGATAAAGATGATCATCTATCTCATCAAACATATACATGGAACCAGAAACGCCGTCAGGGCGTGTTAACACGTATGGATAACCAGGAGAGGAATGAATGTTTACACGTTCATAACAAGGGAGCAATGGAGGATGTACAGCTTCTTCAATTGACAAAATGTCGTCCATAACCCTTAAGGGCTTAAGAGGCATGTATAAATCCTGTAAGTAATTCTTCACCTTGCGAATATGAATTGGGTTGAAAGTTGGAGGTTCACCCATAAATTTTAACATACCATTATGAAGAGGAGAATCAGTGGTACATCTAGGATCCTTCGGGGACAAAACAGCAGGAGCATTCACAGGTTCTTGTAAGATACCAACTACCTTTGATGGTTTAAGAGCAGTATTTTCAGCCAAACGTATTGATTGAGCATTGTACTCAATTTTGGCAGGGTAGTCAATATCCTTTAAAAATTGTTCAGACACAGAATGAGGAAATTCCATAGCATAGGCCTCAACAGAATGGATGAGAGGTTTTTCTCCAGGAATGGAATTTTGGAGTTCTCTAATTGCTTCAATCGTAACGATTTCTCCAACGCCAAAGTTTGCTTGAGCTAATCCACCAATATGTAATCCAACAATGCAAGGTTGCATCTTGTCCAT